ACAAGCGTTCGTTACTTTAGAAGATCCAGAACCCAACCCGCTGAAAGTGCTTCCCGTTGTCCCCTTCCAAACGAGGCTCGATTCGCCGCGTGCCGAGTTCGAGGCTGCTGCGCCCATTCAGGACATGCTCAACAAGACGACTGCCGACATGATGGTCACGGGCGAATGGGGCGCGTTCCCACAACGCTGGATCGTAACGCAGGCAGATCTTTCCCAGTTGAAAAGCACTCCCGCCGGCCTGTGGGAGATTCCTGCAGGGTTGACCGACGAGGTGGAGCCGACGAAGGTCGGCCAGTTTGACCCAGCAGAACTGGCTAACTACGTGAACGTCTTGGAGCATTTTATCTCCGCAATCTCCGCGATCAGCCGTATTCCAGCATACTACTTGCGCACCAGCGGCGATGTCCCATCGGGTGAGGCTCTGCGGTTGATGGATACCGTTCTTTCCAGCAGAGCGAAAACACGCGTGGAAAGTTTTACTGCGAGTTGGCAGAAGACGTTTCAGATTGCTTTGGCGTTCGCAGGGCAAAAAGTCGCCGCAGGCGAATTCGATGTAGAGTTTGCGAGCACTTCGATTGACTTCCCCGACAAGACTGCAGATGCCCGGCAGAAGAACCGCAGCGCGGGCTTTCCCCTGAAGACGATCCTCCGTGAGGAGGGCAAGTCCGAAGAGTTCCTGCTGCAACTCGAAGAGGACCTGGCGGAGGAGCAGTCGCGGCTTGGGGCGCAGGATGTAATGAGCGAGATACTGCGTGCGATCGATCGTGAAGGAGCCGAGTAACGTGGATGCTGTAACGCGTACGGTTATCTCTAACCATAAGGCGATTGTATCGGCGACAACGCAGGGCGAGAAGCGTCTGGCGGCAGCCTGGCTGTCTCTGGGAGGTCGTTACCAGTTGCCTTCCTGGGGAGAGGCGTACGTAGAGAACCCCGATAGGTACCGTGCGCCGCTGCGCGATGCCGTCAAGAATGCCTTGGCGGAGTTCGAAGAGGAGGTGTTCGACGTAGGGCAAGAGACATACTCTGTTGGTGAAGAAAAACACAGAGACTGGCTCCTCGTGTTGGGTGCGCTTCTGGGCGCCACCGCGTTAGATGGTTGGGCTGTTCAGAGCCGTGAACTCCTCGCGGAACTGCGCCTCTACACGCGTGCGTACGTACCTTCGTTTTTGGCTACGCTCCCGGCTCGCCCCACTAAAGCCACTGTGTCGGCGTGGTTAGGGAAGCCACTGTTACAGAACGCTACAGCCTATCGAACGATTCTGATGCAGGGTTTACGTAGTCAGACGCGGCGAGCATATAAAAACATTCCCGGGATTCGAGGGTACAAGCGACTGGCGGCAAAGTCTCCGCGGACGTGTGCGGCTTGTCTTGCGCTCGACGGGAAGATCTACAAACTCGACATTTTGATGGAGGAGCATCCTAACGGACGCTGTCAGATGGTTCCGGTGACCGATGCCTACAACCCAACGTGGGAGAGCGGTCGCGAATGGTTTGCAACGCAGCCAACGGATGTACAGCGCAGCATTCTGGGACCATCGCTCTTCAACCTGTGGAAAGCCGGGCGACTCTCCTGGGAGGAGATCCCCGTTGTTCATTACACCGACGGGCATCCGCCCTCGGTAGGGACCGTTCGGGTACGAGACGTACGCGATCGGTTAGACATAATTCACTAAAGGAGGTTCCGAGATGGGACAGCAGAACGAAACAAACACGAACGACGCCGGTACCACTACGATCGACTTCGAGAAGTGGCTGGCAGAGCAGCCGGAAGAAGTGCGCAACGCCTACGAGGCGCACGTTTCGGGGCTGAAGAAGGCTCTCGCAAGCGAGAGGGATTCTCGCACGAAGTTGGAGAAGCAACTCAAGAAACTCGCGAAGGGCGAAGAACTCCCCGACCCCGTGAAGCGTCAGATCGAAGACCTGACGAAGCAGTTAGACGTCACCGCGAAGAAGGCAAAGTTCATTGCGAAGGCCGCCAAGGCAGGCGCGCACTATCCTGAACTTCTGGCAAAGGCTGTCGACATTGACGACCTCGACCCGGCTGCGTTAGAGGACAAAACTTTCTGGGACAACCTGCGTGAAGAATACGCAGCGCTGTTCGCTCCTACGTCTGTAACGCGCAGCCGCGGTGGAGATGGTGGCGCAGGAGAGAATCCGCCTGATTCTCCACCTTCGTTCGACGACGTAATCCGAGATTTGGCACGTCGCTAACAAGCGTGCCTATACCCATCTGTAAGGAGATACTGACATGGGTTATACCGATGCAATCACCCGAAACGATGCCGACGCCCTCATCGAAGAGAGCGTGGCAAACGAAATCTTTCAAGGCATGACCGAAGAGAGCATGGTCATGCGTCTGGCGCGGCGCCTGGCTGACATTCCTGCCAAGGTGCACCGCCTCCCGGTGCTTTCGCTGATGCCGCAGGCCTTCTTCGTGAACGGCGACACCGGCTGGAAGCAGACTACGAAGATGGAATGGGAAAACAAGTTCATCAACGCAGAAGAGATCGCAGCCATCATTCCCATCCCCGAGGCGGTGCTGGACGACGCTGCCTACCCCATTTGGGACCAGGTACGTCCTCGCGTGAACGAAGCGCTCGGACGCGTGTTCGACGCCGCCGTGATGTTCCAGTTGAACGCCCCCACGGCCTGGCCGAAGGGTCTCTTCCAGGGTGCCGCGGACACCGGACACGTTGTCTCACTCGCCGATGTCAGTGATGACTTGTACAAGGCGATCATGGATGAGAACGGCGTGCTGGCCAAGGTAGAGGAAAGTGGCTACCTGGTTTCCGGGCACGTCGGAGCCATCAGCCTGCGTGCGAAACTGCGCGGTTTGAAGGACACCGCTGGACGCCCCCTCTTCATGCGGTCCATGCAGGAAGGCACGCGCTACGAGTTGGACGGCGAACCGATGGAGTTCCCGCGTAACGGCGCGTGGCTCTCCAGCGTGTCCTACAACGGGACCACGTTCAACAAACCGCTGCTGCTTTCTGGCGACTTCAGCCAGATCGTGTACTCCTTCCGGCAGGGCGTTCGCTGGAAGGTGCTCGATCAGGCGGTGATCACCGACTCCGACGGCAACATCATCTATAACCTGGCACAGCAGGACATGGTGGCGCTGCGCGTGACCGTGCGTTTGGGTTGGCAACTGCCGAATCCCGTGAACGCACTGGACCCGTCCGCGAACCGCTACCCGTTCGGGTTCCTGGTCGAATCGACCGCGTCTTAAGCGAGGTGAAGCATGGCTGACCTTCTCGTACCTACCAACGTGATCGCGGATCTCCGCCGCAAGATTGGAGAGCGCGAGAACATCGAGCCGTGGACGGATGAAGTCCTTACGCAAGTGTTACAGGCGTTCGCGTTACCTGATGCTGAAGGGAACGCCCCTGGAAGCGACAACTGGGTACCGACGTACGACACCAACGCGGCTGCGGCCTCCGTGTGGGACGAGAAGGCAGCCATGTTCGCGAGCGAGATAGACGCAACAGTTGACGGTACTACGGTTCGGCGCTCACAGCGGTTCCGGCACGCTCGCCAAATGGCCGCGTACTACCGAGCCCAAAGAGGCGCGCGTGTCGTTGCGATGACTTCGTTCGGAGACGTTGCAAACGTCACGCTCGATGAGGTGAGTGATGGCGCTTCTGAATGAGGCCGAACGCATTGCGTTGGGCGCCGCTGTCCACGATCTGTGGATGTACACGTGCAAGATCTACGATGCGACAATCGCTGAGGACGCAAATGGCAAGATGCGTGTCGCAATCGGCGGTACTCCCCGAGAGTCTGTAAAGTGCTCGCTCACGGTTCGGCGCGCTTCGGTGGTGCAGGGCGTACCACCTGTGCAGGTATATGTTGAGACGCAGGTTATTCGTCTACCTCGTACGCTCGAGCCTCCTGAGGAGCGAAGCGTCATCGATGTCTACGATGCCGACGGCGTAACGTTCGTCGGGAGGTTTGAGGTTGCGAACGGGATAACGCACGATCACATTTCGTACCGCGTACCTGTACGCTCCGTAACGAACGAGGCTGTTGATGAGTACACGGTTTGATGTTGACACAAGCGATCTGGATGCGTTGGTTCGCGACCTCCTGCACCGGACGCCCGCAATGGCAGAGGCGGCACTGCGTACCGCCGCCGCCATCCCGATTGGCGAGATCAAGATTGAGATGGCAAAGGCGAAGCACGGACGAAGGTACAGGAACCACATTGCCAGCGCACCCGGCGAAGCCCCTGCGATCGACACGGGCGAGTTAGCCGGAAGCGTGCGTGAGTTAGGCTCTGCGCACTCGTCCCGCGAGGCGTGGCTTGAGTACGGCTCGGACGTTCCGCAGGCCGCCTACATGGAACTGGGTACATCAACGATTGAGCCGCGCCCGTGGCTGGTCTCGACTACGCAACGTGTTCGCCCGGCGCTGGTACGCGCGTTCGTAACCGCACTGCGTGCCTACGTCGAACATGTGAGGTGATGTATGGGTACCCCGATTGACGAATGTATCAGCGGTTGGCTACGCAGCCACACCTGCGGAGTGGTTACACCTCACATCCACCCGCGGCGCATTCCCAAAGTAAAGGCTCGCGACGCCACGACGTTGGCGATCATTACGAACGCCACGCCTATAGTCAGCGAGCCGACGTATGGTGATGGCGCCGAGATTACCCACTTTGACATCACGGTTGACGTTTTCTCAAATGACGCCGACAAGTTGACGGCAGGCGTTGACGCAGTACTTACAGACCTCAACGGCGCACGCAACCTGTGCGGTTTGCAGGGAACGTGGTTAGAGAACGTTACCGATATTACTTTTGAAGATCCGCTCTTTCGCTATCGCAAGCGGTTGACATTCCGCGGTGCGATTCAGTAAGGAGGACTAACGAATGACCGCAAACTATGCAACTATTCTCTCCGTAATGTCTCTCGACTCAACGCCGGTACCCATCCGGATCGCCAAGGTTCGGGACGTGAAGGGTCCTGGGTTGAAATTGGACACGGAGGAAGTCACCACGTACGATTCCAACGGCTGGAAGGAGTACGAGGGGACGCTGCTCGACGGCGGGGAGGTCTCTTTTGAGATTGAGTACGACCCCGCGCTGGATACCCATGCGGTAGGCAACCAGAACTCGCTTCCTGCGATGATGATTGCGCGCCAACCGCGGACGTTCAAAATCACATTCCCCGACGGGCACGAGATCCCGTTCAATGCACTCGTCACCGAGTTCGAACCTGACGCTGCCACCGGCGGGACGCGCAAAGCCTCTGTGAAAATGCAAGTCACCGGCGTGGTGACCCTTCCGTAAGGAGTAAACCATGAGTAAAAAGACCGTCAAGATCCTGAAACGCGATGACATCCGCACTGCCAACGACCTGAAGCGTGAACTGGTCGAGATCCCCGAGTGGGGCGGCTCCGTGTACGTCCGCGCCATGACAGCGTTTGAACGAGAGCGCTTCGAGGAAAGTTTGATACAGGGCAAAGGCAAGAAGGCGCGGATGCGTTTGGTGTACGCCCGTGCGCGCCTTGCCACCATTGTCTGTGAAGACGAAGATGGGAACCCTCTCTTCGGCGAAAACGACATTGCGTGGCTTGCGAAGAAGTCCGCAAAGGCTCTCGACCGCATCTTCGACGTCGCAGGACGCTTGAGCGGTCTCAATGAAGAAGATGTTGAGGATC